CTAGTTTTTTCAGAAGTTAATTTGTATATTTGCATCACTCATTCACTAATAACGAAATTAAAAAAAATCCAGTTGCTTACATTGCCAAATGCTAATACTTAGCGAGTGGATGAGTCTTTGTAGGCGCTGGTATTTTAATTATGGAAAATACAGAAAAAATAATATGGAAAGATATTATCGGATACGAAGGAAGTTACAAGATAAGTAATCTTGGAGAAGTTATTTCGTTAGTTACAAGAAAAGATAAATCTATAATGACTCCTTTTTTAACTCCAAAAGGATACTTACAATTAAAATTATATAAAAACGGTAAGAAAAAAGGAATGAGTATGCACAGGTTAATGGCAATACACTTCATCCCTAATCCAGAAAATAAACTAACCGTAAATCATATTAACGGAATAAAAACAGATTATAGATTAGAAAACTTAGAATGGGCTACTTATTCAGAAAATAATAAACATGCTTTTGATACAGGATTAAATAAAAATAGTGATTTACAGAAAAAAGTTACAGCTCTTAATAATAAAAAAAGATGCTCAAAGCCAATACTAAATAAAAGTAATGGAGATACTTATTTGTCTATAGCGGATGCCGCCGTTAAATTAAAAATGTCTGGTGGTCATATATGTAACATGATTAACGGAAAACAAACTAATAAATTTAATTTAATTTATATATAATGGATTTAAAAGAAAAGGAGCGCGAGATACTTAATTTATATGCTGATAATGCTGATTTGTTTGTAGGATGTGAGCACTTAATATTTGAAGATGTTTGGTCAACTAAATTTAATCAGGTTAAATGGAAAGTAATATCTTATAATCATAGCAGAGGAAAAAAATCAGATACATACCTACTATCAAATATGTTGATAAAGGCTGGTTGTAATAAAAAAGAAATTGGAGTTGAAGTATCTGAGCCAAATTATAAAATCGCTAAGAATGCATTTGAGTATGTTAAGGATATTTTCGATGAGTACTCTAAAAGAAAGCTACTTCCGAAGCTTCATCAAGTTTATTCAGAGCTTGATTCTGAGATAGCTGACGTAAATGGTTGTATAGAAGGATTAAAGTCTTTAATAGGAGATATTGAAACTATTAAGAATAATCTATCTACTGAAAGAAGCGCGCAAGATATTCACGAAGAAGCTTTAAAAGAATTATTAGATGCTCAGGGAAAAGAAGGGGAGTTGATTGGCTACTCTTATGGATTAAGAGACTTAGATAAATTAACTTGCGGAGCTAAACAAGAAGTGATATTAGTAATTGCCCCTCCCGCTGCTGGTAAATCTACGTTAATGGTTCATATTACTAAAAGTATAGCAATAGACCAAAAGAAACCCGTATGTATATTTTCTTTAGAGATGCCTGCTACTCAATTAATGAAGAATATGTGGGCCAACGCACTACAAATTAACTCTTATGGAATCAGAAGTGGCGGATTATCTGATGAGAATTTATTAAAAGTAAAAAACTTTAAATCTTCATTACAGGATAATTTAGTTATAGATGACACTCCAGGTATTACTTATCAGTACATAGAGACAAGAATCCGTAAAATGCGCAAAAAGATACCATTAGACACTGTTATTGTAGTTATGGTAGATTATGTTCAGATTATGAGAAACATACCCGAAGAAACAAAAGGATTTAGCGAAGAAGCCCAACATGGATTACGATCAAATGGATTATTGGAATTATCTAAAAGATATAATCTTTGCTTAATAGAATTATCTCAGATAGCTAGGGAAACTGGAAAGAGGGAAAATAAAGAACCTTTATTAAGTGATGCTAAAGGCTCAGGTTCATGGGAGGCAAATAGTGTACAATGTTGGGCCATATTTAGACCTGATTACTACGAAAAAGACCCTATGGATGGAGATATTTCACTTAAAGGATTATGTAAGATAAAAGTGCTTAAAAACAGATATGGAAGCATAGGAGATATTTATACTAGGTTTAAGGGTCATTTATCTTCATTTGAGGATTACGATATACCAACAGACGGATTAGTAACAGGAGGCGCAAGTGGAGATGAGTTCTAAAGTAGATTTTAAATCAGAAATAGGATTAGCACTATGCGCTATATGTCTTAAAGAGTTCTATAACCTTTACGATAATGAAGGTTGTGGGATAATAACAAATACACACTTAGGAGCCATGCTTTACGATTTACTTAAATGGGCTGGCAATGATATGTCTATTGATGAAAATATCAAGAAAGAAGTATTAGAGAATTGTAAAGCAGACTACTTAGTCATCCAAGATAAGAGTATTAAAGATAAAGATAAGCATAAGAAGATATACCAAGACTACTGTAAATGTAAGATGGCAGAGATATGGCTTAATATTAAAGCAGACTTAGATAAAAGAGTGTTTCCTGATGAAATACCTATTCCTAAATTAGATGCTCAATACCATAAATTTAGGCTTAATAGAGAAGAATAAAAAATAATTTGAATAAATAATCAATTTTTTGTAACCTTATTTATTTTTATACGTTTAACTATCTAAATAACACACCATGGCAAAGAAAGAAAAAGTAACACTACAAGAATTGATTGTACAAACTCCTGAGTTAAAGTCATCTCTTCTTAAATTCGAGAATGTAAAATTACAACTCGACAAAGCGGCTGAAACTTGTCTACAAATCAAAGTAACTGATGAGAATAGTCTAGCTGTTTGCGAGAATCAAATGGGTAAAGTGAACGAACTTATCAAAGCAGTAGAGTCTGTTAGAGTAGCTGAAAAGAAACCACACTTCGAGAGAGGTAAGGCTGTTGATGCGGCGGCGGCTTATGTATCAGAATCTTCAGAAGAAGCATTAAAGCATCTTAAAAATGAAAAGATTGCTTGGATTAGATTAAAAGACGCTGAAAGAAAAGCTAAAGAAGAAGAGTTAGCTGCTATGGCAGAAATTGGTATTGAGCCAGTATTTGAAGAAGCTCCTATTGAAATAGAAGTAATATCTAAAGTAAGAAGGCCTTGGACATTTGAAGTAGTAGATATTAACTCAGTTCCTAAAGAGTTCTTAATGGTAGATGAAAGTAAAGTAAAAGAGTATCTAAAATCTAATTCTGACTCATTAGAAGATGGTAAGGTAGTAAATGGTATTAAGTATTACAAAGATTTAAAAGTAACCGTGTAATGCTAAACGCTCAACTACTACATAAACTAAAAGAGAAGCATCCTGAGTACACTGAAGAGCAAATAAAGTGTGTTATTATGCGACACATCGGCGCGATGAATATCATGTTTTCTAAAGCAGAAACATTCAAACTAACCATTAATAAGTTAGGAACTATCCACACTCACGGTAATGCAGTAAGTGAACGTAAAATAGCTATCAGAAAGTACCACAAGAAGAATATGAATAGAGTTAACCTATACACGGATAAAGCATTATTATTTTAAATCTCTTGCATATTTTAATCAAAAGATGTAACTTTATATCAAAATTAAACGTATAAATAGTATAAACCATAAAAACAAAAACAAATGTCAAGAAGTAATCCAACAGAAAACACAGTAAATCCTGCACAAAAATTTATCGAATGGTCAGGTTCGGAAGGAAAATTTAAGTACTACGATAAAGAAAAGAAAGAAAACGTATTCATTGAACTACCTTTCTACTTTCTGCCGTTAGATCAATTATCTACAACTAAAGGTTATGATGAGAAGGCAGGATTAGGATTCTATTCAAATGAAATCCGTAACACTAAAACTGATATGCTAACAGTTCGCACAAAGAACGGAGTAGTTATGACAGGCTTATACGAAAACGTAAAAGAGAAGTTATCATCTCGCGGACTTGATTACGTTCAATCTGTATATGTAGCCATTAAAGAAGGTAAGTCTTATGTATTAGCTAACTTGCAATTAAAAGGTTCTGCATTAGGTCCATACATTGAGTTCTGCAAAGGAAAGAAAATGAGTGAGATTGGAGTGGCAGTTAAGAAAGCTAATCCAATGAAGAAAGGTGCAACTAAGTATTTTGAGCCAGTGTATGAGATTTTAAAAGTATCTGAAGAAGCTAATGATGCGGCTGTAGAATTAGATAGAGAGCTACAAGAATACTTAACTCCTTATTTAGCTAAGAATGCTTCTACGGTAGCGGCAGGTGAAGTTGTGGATGCTAATCAAGATAATGGATTAAACTCTAAACCTAAATCAACTCCTAAATCAGAAGTTAAAATGGAAGAGAAAGAAGCTGATATTGTTTTCAATCCAGCAGACGATGACGATGAGTCAGTATTCTAATTTAATCTAGTAGTTCTAAAGACTACAACTTATACAAGTTCCTCTGTAATGTGGATTAATGTGATAGCACATATAAGTAGATTTGATAGCAAGTAGTAGGTAAGGTAATTAATAAGCCCTTTGTAGTAGAGATTTAGCATATCCCACTACTACTTGTAAAAACCATAGATTAATATGAAAGTAGAACTCCGTCATTTCGGTCGTGTAGCACCAAACGGCAATATATCATTTTATAATGCTGAATTATGGGCGGAACAACGTCAAAATTTAGCAGGTAAGGAATTTGAACTTGTAATAAAGGAAAGGTTTAAACGTCCTACCGTTAACCAATTCGGATATTATTTTGGGTGCATATTAGGAGTATGTTTAACTTGTGAGCAATTCAATCACTATCAGACTAGAGATGAGATTCATAAAGAAGTTTTTAGTCCTCTTTTTTTAACTTACAAAGTAAAAGTAATCGTAGGTAAGAAGAGTTGGATGAAGGATGTTACTAGAAGCTTAACTGAATTAAGTAAACAAGAAACATCCGACTTTATACAAAACGTATTAAACTTCTGCGCTCAAGAGGGAATAGAGATACCTGAAGCAGATAGTTATGTAGACAAGTATTACCGAGAAATAGTAATTAATAAATAAAACATATATGAAACCAACAGCATCAATCGCTAAAGAAGCAAAAACAAAAGACGGAAGAAACATAATTGTTACTATTGATACTTTCAAAGAACCAATAGGGAGAAACGCCGATGGAGAATTTTTTAACCTCCAAACATTTGTTGATCGTAAAACTAAATTAGAAATCGGAAGACTTACTTTTCCTAAAACTACAAATGATTTACTAGAGAAACAATTAGATATAGCTATTAACAACATAGATGAATACCTAGATGTCATTAGTAAAGGATAGTAAAGTCTTAAAAAAGCATATCCACGATAGGCTGAAAGAGTTATATCCGTCCAATGTAGGATTTGGATTTAAGAACTCGGCGGTTGTGTTAGATGCTTCTGAAAGACGATTCAAGATAGCTCCAGAGCAGTTATCAAGATACTTTAGTGATAAGCCTCAAAAGAATACACTAAGTGAAGCTCAGATTATATGGTTAGCAGTAAGATATGGTATTAATATACAATTACTTGTTACTTCTCCTAAATTTGATGAAGCAGAGGCTCTTAAAAAACTTAAATTAATATTTGGATAATGGCTAAGAAACTAGGTTTTACAATAGAGAGATTAGAAGCTATGGGACTTACTCGTAACGAAGATGGAACTTATAGTAAAAAGAAAGCTGCATCTGTTAGTGGAATTGAAGTAAAAGAACCTATCTCTATTGTCCGACAAAAGGTAAATGATAGTCCTGATTTTGAACATAAGATAAATACTGAGTGGTTTATTACTTACAACGTTCCATCTAAAAAGAATAGCCGAATAAACTTTGTTAGAAATGGAAAGCAGATTAGTTTACCTAGTGCAAATCATAAGAAGTATAAAGATGTGACTAAAATGCAATACAATATCTTTGGAATTGAATTTAGGAATGCTATTGAACATTATGGATTAAAACCACCATTTAAAGTTGAATTTACATTTGTAAGGGGAAGCAAGCATAGGTTTGATTATTGTAATGCGGCTCAAACTTGCGAAGATTTATTCACTGAAAATAATTGGATTGAAGATGATTCTGCGGATTTTCTGATTCCATCTTTTAAGCCATATCAATACGATAAAAATAATCCAGGAGTTCACATTAAACTTTTAAAATAATATGTTTCAACCACATCACGGAATTTGCGTAAAATGCGATAAAGAAGGTATTATAGCTGTTAAAAAAGGCTATTGTCAAAGATGTAATTACGAACTTAAACAAGCTAAAAAGAAATCGGAAGGTAAATCAGTAGCTAAAAAACAAGTATTTAAAGCTACAGGAGAAAAAGATGTATTCCAAGTTATATTAGATTCATTTGAGGATAATCCTATTACTTGCTTTGTGTGCGGAAAAAGACTTAGCCTTGTGACTCATTCAAACTTTGCTCATATACTCAGAAAAGGCAGGTATGAGAGATTTAGACTTAATCTTGATAATATCAGAATAATGTGTTATAATATACAAGGAACTGGGTGTCATAGTATTTTCGATAACAATCCGCGAAGTGAAATAATCAATAAACCTGAGTGGCAGAAAGTATTTGAATTAGAAGATAGATTAAAACAAGAATATAATTCAAAAATGAATTAAAAATGTAACCTTTTGAATTAATATTCGTACAAATACTTAAATCAAAACTAAACATCATGAATAACGTTGGTCTTATAATAAAAAACTCTTACTGTAATGGATTCTTTGGAAGAAGATCTGATCTTTGTGATTCAGTTATAGAATCAGAAGGTAAAGATTGGGTTGTGATAAGGATAAATGAGCAAGAGTGCGAATTTGCATTTTTTAAACATGGAGATAAGCAAGAATGTATTGATAGTTGGTGTGAAGAATTTGAATAATAACTAAAACCAAATAAACATGAAACAAACAATCGAAAAAGTAGTACAATGGGCTAAGGATAAAGACCTATTGAAAAAAGAAAATTCATTTGCACAAATGGCAAAGGTAACCGAGGAAGTAGGAGAAGTAGCATCTGCTTTATTGAAGAAGAATACCCCTAAATTAATTGATGGCATAGGTGATGTAATGGTTACTTTAATTATACTCGCAGAGCAGAATCAATTAAGAATAGAAGACTGTTTAGAAGCTGCATGGGTAGAAATATCTAATAGAAGTGGAAAGACTGTAGACGGTACATTTATCAAAGATTAGTTTAAACAATTAAAATGATTGATTAATTTGTAACCTTTTGCATCAAGTATCGTATAAACTTTAAATCAAAAACAAATAATTATGAAACACTTATTAATTTTAGTCCTATTTGTAGGATGTCAAAAGAAAACTACTGCTCCAAGCAGCACAACACAAACAACAACTTCAAAAGTATATTGTTGGTATCAAATGGGTTTCAACAACTCTTTTATATTCTACAAATGCACCTCAACGGATGCAGAATATCAAGCCACTTCAAACTATGGAGCAACTAATCAAATGAACCTAACTGTTATAGAAAAAAACAGTTGCAATGAATGTCAATAATGATAAACATAATACATCCTTCAGCCGATAAAGACATTAACAAAGAAATCTTAGAAAACAAAACAAATGATAGTTCTGAGTTAATCTATGTTAAAGAACCTTATCCATTCTCTACTACTAAGCAGTTAGATTGGATACTAGCTGATGATATTCAGCAAGTCCGTAATTGGAAAAACAAAGTAATAGAAATCCGAGATAAACACAAAGGAGATTATCTTTATGAAATATGGGATTCAGAAGCAAAGCGAATAGTGGATTTTCTAAATAGATTTTACGCTTAATATTTTGATAATAAATACAAATAGTTTAATTTTATAACCAAACAAAAACAGAAAAAATGAGTAAATTAAAAATGTCAAAACGAGCCGATTGCTTAAAAGCATGGATGACAGAAAACAAATTCCCAAAAGTTAAATTAACAACAACACAGCCAACTACTTATGGAAAGTATTAATCAGCAATTAGCAAAAAGAATCCAAGCAATAAAAGTACCATTGGATTTAGTTAAAAGTAATGTAAACGTTATTCCATTAGGTAAATCAGTTTTATTACAGCGCGTTAAAGGCGGAGAAAGAAAGTCTGAAACAGGATTAATCATTCCTGATGCAGTTAGTACTCAAGAGTTCACTGCTAGAATCATAGCATTAGGCCCTGAGTGTTCTGATTATCTTAAAGTAGGATTATTAGTGATTTACAATTCAATGGCTAACCTAGAGTCTATTATCAATGGTAAGCCTTATTTAATGACACATGAGAGTTCTATTTATTACATTGTATTAGATGAAGAGGCTCAAGTAAAAGCAGCTCCAGAGTCATCGGAACAGAAACGTAGAAATGCTAAAATACAAACGCAAGCAGCCACATTAAAACGTGTAGATAAAGCTCAAGCTAACCAAGAAGATGCTTATGAAGAGAAGTTGAAAGCTAGAAAAAAGACAATTTTCGCAGTTACTAAACAATCTAAAAAGAAGTAAATGAGCAAAATATCTGCTGAAGAACTAGCAAAACAATTAAATGGATTTGACGTAGATGATAGCTTTACTAAAAGTGTTATTAACTCAGCTAAATACAGTAATCTAGTCATAGTGTCTGCTATTGGTGATGATACTATAATTTTTAGTGGTTCTTTAAAAGATGAGTTTGATTTACTTCACGGCGGACAGATATTCATGGCTAAAGAAGGAGATGAGTTCGTCCCTTATACTAAGCAGTGTCCTAATAAGTCAAGAAAGGTAATAGAAGTATTTTGGGATAAGCATAGTATATTCAAATGGAAGTTTTTAACTACTATAAAGCACGTTCAATATGATTTAAAAAAAGACGGTAAAAGCTTTTGTAAAGGAATTATATTTAGCCTAAATGATGTTTAAAACATTGGTCACAGACGTGTGAATCGTAAAAATGAGATGCGTTTAATCTATTCCTAAATAAATTAAAGCCCACTAGCTCATCTGAATCGTAAGTCAGTAATTAACCCTCCCTAAAAAAGAGGGTTTTTTATTATTCTATAGCTAACTATTATTCAGTCCATTTATTAATATAATTCATGGCTGATTTTAACGATTCTATACTTTCATTCATTAACCTACTACAAGGAGTCTTCTATGAACTCTACTGAAACAGATATGGAGTTACCTGCATTAGTTCTGCCATTATAATTTAAACATAAGCATTGAGTAGCTCCTCTTAAAACAATAGCTTTAGAAGCTCTATCTCCAAATAACATTTTCCATGCGTATGGTTGAGTTGTGGCTGTACTTAAAAATAATTTATGAGAAATTATATTACCGACAGATGTACCTAAACTTGTTGGATCAACAGTATAAGCTTTTATAACTGATGTAGCTGCCGAATCTGAACTATCGTGAGGAACGCTTGTTAAAGTTGTTGATGTCCCTCCGTCATTTAATGTAGACCGTTTTATAACTATAACATCTGTAGCTGCTGCCGCAGTAGCTATACCTATCACTTCTATTTTAGTTATACGGATTGTTTTAGTAGCACTTCCTGTTATCATAATAAAATCAGTAGCCGCTGCCGCAACAACAAGTCCTGTTATAGAAGCTGAATATGTTTTAGAAACACCATCAATAGTTTTAACTAAAGAAGCATCTGTATTATATTGTGTAACTCTACCTGCTTGAGAAGTTTGGTCTATTTTCCAAATATATCCTAATAAGTCTTTAATAATTGCCATAATATTTAATTTATTGAGTAGTTAATTTTAAATTTTCCTTCTAATGGACTTCCATCTGCTGCCGTTATAAACAAGTTAAATGTTTCTTCAGATGATACTCCTGCTTTAATTATTAAATCATCCATCTCTAATTCATCTAAATCTTTATCGGTTGGTTTAGAGTATGCTAATGATGCTAATATCAATGTGTCTAATAATATTCTACTATCATATATAGTAAATTCTTTTTCAAATAATCCTTCGTTACCAAAATCAATCTCTACTTGTTTTATTTCAGATTTAGTATTTAATTCTGACACCTGGTTAACTAATGACTCTACAGTTAATTGCTGTTGATATTCCTCTTGCTCAACGGCCAACTGTTGCTTTCTTAACTCAGCCTTGTAATTATCTAAGTTGCCAGTAAGAATCCTTGTTAAAGCTCCGTTACTCACACCCTTATACATATAATTATCATCACAAAGATAAATTTTATCTAATGTGGCAGTTTTATCTTGCCATATAGCATTTATCTGAGCTATTGTAAAAATCATTGTAATAGTTTATGTAATACTTCATACATTTTAGGTAAATCAGAGTTATCTATACAGTTATAGCAAGGAGGTGTAGTTACTTCACATACTCCTACAACAGTATTGGTTAAAATAAATGTATTAGTTATTTCTGATTTAGTTATTGATGCTGTAATATTTTTAGTGTCACAAGGCATGATTAAAGTAAATGTACTACTGTCGCCATTATTTACTAATACATAATCATAGTCTAAGTCATTTAATATTTGTGACCACGCTGTAGGTTTAGATATCCCATCTGGAGTTGTAACAGATGATACTTGAACACCATCAACTATTAATTGTAATACGGTTCCTGTTAAGTAATCATTATTAGCTACAGTAAAAGTAAACTCTGCTGACACGGCATTGTCATATACAGGAGTTTCAAAACAAAAACACTCAAGTCTTCCTATAAGTTTTTGAGCCAAGTAAAGTTTATTAATACAACATGATACATCCTCTCCATAAGACATTTTTTTTTGTAAAATATCTACAGCGCAAACGTAATTACACTTTGCATTAAGTAAAGTTACTCTATGATTAGTTTGAATATCCATTATAAAGCTATAATCCTATAAGTTAAATAAATGTCTACTGAGCTATTTCCTGCCGTAGGATTTCCAACAAGCGCACTTACATTAACTGCTGCATTAGATATTAATTGAGTCTCAGATGCCGTAGAACCAATAGCTAACCCATTTTGTATTTTTGTAATAGATGCTCCTAATAAGCCAGTAATAGTTTCTTGACTAACTGATGCTGTTGGAGAGCCTATACCTAACACTAAATTTGTAGCATAAGGAACAGTATTATAATTAATTCTAGCAGAACTTTTTATTACTTGTATAGCTAAATTTACGCCAGGAGCAGCCACTAATTGTATAGGGGTAGTAAATAAAGCTAATATTTGAGCTGTCGTCAATGTTACTTTAGTAGTTAACACACTCGTGTTTCCAGAATCACCTTTTTCTCCTTTTGTTGTTGATGTGATATTACAACCACATTTACCTGAACATTTACACATATTTAATATTTTTAATTTTTAACAATCTGTACAATTACTATCACAAATCTCAGCAGCCTTATCTAACATACCTTGAGCTTTACTATCTTGCCCTACATTCATAGCGTATTTAGCGCCTTGTAATAATACTTCTGATAGAATTAAGTTTTTTAATTTATCGTCAAAGCATCCGCAAGATAAGTCCATTTCTACATATTTATTCTCTATGCAACAATTTACTGAACAACTAGACAAAGCTTCATCTGAAGTAGTATAAGAGAAAGGTAATTCTCCAATCAATCCACTGATAGTGTAATCCCATTTAAAGATACCATCAGCCATTTCAGGTAAAGTAACTCCATAAGCAGCTAAAGTAACATCAAAGTTAGTCAAAGGGAATACTGTAGATTCTAATAAAGCAGTAATATCTGTTACTGTTCCGTTTAAATCAGTGAATAAACATT